CCCTGCAATGAGCCCCGCATGGCGGTCGACGATCAACCTCGCTGGCATTGAGGCCCTAGTGCTCGCGGCGGCAGAGAAGGCCGTAGGCGCCGCGGCTGAGCATGTCCTCGGAGAGTCAACGAAGGTCGTCCCCATCGAAGAGGGCACCCTGTCCCGGTCCGGGCGCACCGACACCGAACGTGACGGCGCCACAGTCGTCGCCGCGGTCTCGTACGGCACCCCGTATGCCGTCCGGCAGCACGAAGACATGTCCTACCGACACGACCCAGGCCGGACCGCGAAGTACCTCGAAGGCCCCCTGCGCGCGGAAGCTGGGACGGTCGCCAAGATCGTCGCCGCGGGAGTCGGGAAGGCTCTCACGTGACCGCCTCCACCATCCGCGACGCCATCGCAGCCGCCCTGCACGCCGCCGGGGTCGGCACCTACCGGCCCTCGGGCGGGTATGCCGCGGGCGACACCGCCCCGATCTTCTTCTCACGCACCCCAGCGACACCGGACCGGGTCATCACGATCACCGTGTACCCCGTCGCGCTCGACCACACCACCGGCGTCCAAGTTCGTGCGCGTGGTTCTGCTGGCGCGACCACGTCAGCGGAAGACCTCGCCGACGCGATCCGCGCCACCCTGCACGGCCGCGAAGACCTCCCAGGCATCGGATTGCTCACGTGGCAGTCCGGCGCCCGTATCGGGTTCGACACCCAACAGCGCGACGAGTTCTCCCTGAACTTCTACGCCCTCACAGACGACCCCGCGACCGCCACCTACCACGCCGAGTAGCACCGCACCCCAAGGAGCACCCTCATGTCGCCTGCACCCTCCACCGGCACGCCCACCGCCAACAGCAAGTGGCGACTCGACGTCGACCTGGACACCAACGGTTCCGGGAACTTCGTCCAGGTCAAGGGCATCAGCAACTTTGTCCCCGCCGTCCCCGCGCAAGTCGAAGACAACACCGACTACGACACCGATGGGTGGGGCGCGGACGCCGTCATGGGCCGCAAGTTCACCAACACCCTCACCGTCCGTCGCCACAAGTACGCCGGAGCCCGCGACCCCGGTCAGGAAGCGCTGCGGATCGCCGCCGACGCCGGCACCCGCATCCACGTCCGCTGGTATGAGCGGACCACTGGCGGCGAGGCATACGACGGGTGGGTCCTCGTCCAGTGGGAGCCCCAGGGCGGCGCCCCGACCGGCATCAGCGAGGTGTCGGCCACGCTGTTGGGACAGGGTGCGCGGAACGTCATCGACAACCCCTACTCGGCCGCCGCGGTGCCGGTGGTGAACGCCCTGTCGCCGGCCACCGGCCCGGCCGCTGGCGGCACCCTCGTCACCGTCCGCGGGTCAGGGTTCACTGGTGTCGCCGGTGCGACCGGTGTCAAGTTCGGCACCGTCAACGCGACTGCGTACACGGTGGTGTCTGACGGTGTCATCGTCGCCCAAGCGCCCGCCCAGGCAGCGTCGACGAAGACCGTCACCGTTACCAACAGCAACGGGCCGTCCGTCGACAACTCCACGTTCGACGACTACATCTACGTCTGACCGGGCACCCTCTGATCGTCTGCCCGGCCCCGGCACTGCGGGGTCCAGGGCCGGGCAGGCACCCAACCCCGCAACCCCTCGAAAGAAGCCCAATGCGTGACCTGAACGACGTCCTCGACCTCCGGTTGAACCTGCCCATCGGCGGGAAAACATACGTCGTTGACCCGCCCACAGCGGCAGATGGCGCCTATTTCCTCAACCTCCTCGCGATCGGGATCGCCGCTGATGCGGGAGTCGACGTGTCGGGGTTCAACCTGGACATCCCCGACGGTGACCCTGACTTCGCCACCCGCGCCCTCGGTGCGGCGTACCAGCAGATGATCGACGACGGCCTGTCCCTCGGCCAGATCGGGTTCGCGGCCGAGACCGCGTTCCTGGCATGGACGGTGTCCCGGGAGTTCGCCGAACATTATTGGGAGACCGGGGGAAAAGCGGGGCGCCCGAACAGGGCGCAACGGCGGCACCCAACGGTGACCCCGACCCGCGGGGACGCGGCGAGTACGACCCCGAACTCGGGGTCTCAGAGTGGTACGAACACTCGACGGAAGAAACGCAAGGGACGACGCTGATCGGTCTGTGGTCCTTCCGGGACCTCATCGAAGCTGACCTTCACGAGATCTACAGCCTTGACGTTGACCTTCACTCCCCACTGACGGACAACACCCTCACCAGTCGGTCGTGGCGGTGGTTCCTGGTGCGGGTGCTCGGGTTGACGACGACGACACGGTCACGTGTGTGGGCTGCACTAGCACCCGCACCACCTGCATCTGCATCTGCACCTAGCGTCGTCCCGCCAGATCCTGCCCCGTACGACTAACTCCCGAGCGAGGTGACCGACGCGTGAACATTGGTGAACTCGTCGGGTACATCAAGCTCGACGGCTCCGGTGTCGGACAAGGCATCCGTGACGCCCAAGCGCAAATGAAGTCCGGCATGGACCGGCTCACCAACGACGCTGGAGCTGCGGGTGAGAAAGCCGGCAAGGCTGCCGGGTCGCGGCTTTCTGGAGCGTTCGGGTCTGCGGTCAAGACCATCGGTGCTGGCCTCGTCGCAGGTCTCGCCGTCGGCAAAGTCATCGACTATCTGCGTGGCACCATCGACGCAGCATCCGCGGCGAACGAGACCATGAACCGGTCCTCGGTGATCTTCGGGAAGAACCAGCAGGCCATGGAGTCCTGGGCCCAGGGGGCAGTGCGCAACTTCGGGCTGACCGCCACCGGCGCCCTGGACGCCGCCTCTGGGTTCGGTGACATGTTCCTGCAGCTGGGGTTCGCCGAGGACAAGGCCGCGGCGATGTCCCGGACGATTGTCCAGATGTCAGCCGACCTCGGCAGCTTCAAGAACCTCAAGACCGAAGACGTCCTCCAACGGATCGCGGCCGGGTTCCGCGGCGAGTACGACTCGCTGCAACTGCTGATCCCGAACATGTCTGCGGCCCGCGTGGAGCAAGAAGCCCTCACCGCGACGGGCAAGAAGTCCGCGGCATCCCTCACCGCGCAGGAGAAGGCAACCGCGACCCTCGCGATCGTCCAACGCGACGGTGCCCGCGCCGCGGGTGACTACGCGCGGACCGCCGACAGCAAAGCCAACGCCGAAAAGACCGCCGCAGCAGCAGCAGAGAACCTCGCCGCGAAGATCGGTGGGGCGCTCCTGCCCGCGTACACGGCGCTGGTGAAGTTCGGACGGGACCAAGTCATCCCGTTCCTGTCCGGCACAGTCGACGCACTCACTGCGGCAGGTAACGTGATCGGCCCCGTCGCGGGCGGGCTCGGTGCTGTTGTCGGAGCTTTCCGCGACCTTCCCGGCCCCTTGCAGGGCGCGATCATCGGGCTCGTCGCGTTCATCGCCCTCAAAGACCGCCTGACGACATTCGGTGGTGCTGTCCGAACCCATGTTGTCGACGCGGCGACCGCCGCACACTCCACCCTCGACACGCTGCGCCTGCGGGCCATGTACGCCGGCGAAGCAGCCAACGCTGCTGGTGGCGGGTTCAAGGGAATGGCGACGGCCCTCGGGCAGAGCGCTTCTGCAGGGCTCCGCGGCGCCGCTACAGGCCTCCTAGGGGTCCTCGGCGGGCCGTGGGGCCTCGCTTTCACGGCTGCGGTCGCCGCGGTCGGCGGTTTCGCGCAAGCTCAAGCGAACGCCCGCAGGGCCGCTGAGGACTTCTCCCGCACCCTCGACGCCCAAACGGGTGCGGTCACCAAAGCCACCCGTGAAATGGCCCTCAAGAAGCTCCTTGATGACTTCTCCGCCGAGGACTGGAAGCGAGTCGGCGACGAGTCGAGCATGTCGTTGCGGAAGATCTCGGAAGGGGTCCTGACGACCGGAGCGGACCTGGCCTCCTTTAGGGAGGAGTTCGACCGGGTCCAACAGGCCATGTTGATGAGCGAGGACGATGAGGTCCGCGCCCGGTGGGGTGCCCTCGGTAACACGATCGCCGCCACCACCCGCGACCTCGACGGTGCCCGCCTTATGTCCGAGGCCACCCGCCAAGGGATGGAAGGGTTCGCCGACACCACCGACGACACAACCGCGTCGGTGGCGAAGCAGGGCGACGCGATCGACGACCTGCGGGCCGCACAGAAGCGCCTCGCAGGGAACTACGCCAGCGCCCGCGAAGCCGCCCGCGACTACGAAGAGTCCGTCGACAAACTCACCGACGCGATCCGTGACAACGGCACCACGATGGACATCGGCACCCAGAAAGGCCGCGACAACGAACGGGCCCTCTACGCGGTCGCTGACGCCGCTGTCACTGCA